GCATTCAACGCATCAGAGCTGATACCAGTCATGTGCGAGGAAGTACTGCCTGGCGACGTGTGGAGCCACACAGAAAGCATCATGGCCAGGCTAGCGACACCGATAGCGCCAGCGGTCGACGACATCGACCTCGAAACGTTCTACTTTTTCGTGCCGAATCGGATCACCTGGCCGAGCTGGGAGGAGTTCATAACAGGAACAGACGATGCCCTGACCATTCCAACCCTCGAGCCGTACGACACGACCGGAGCGGTGTACTCAGTACTCCCAGGAAAAGTCTTGGATCACTTCGGCATCCTGCCGCAGACATACAGCCCAAGACTGACGATCAACATACTGCCCATATGGGCGTATTTCACGATCTGGAATGAATGGTTCAGGGATCAAAACCTTCAAGAGGAATGGGAATGGTCGCCAACCTGGACGACCAACGCGAGCAGCGACATCACACAACCGACCGGCCCGGTGCTGTGGAATCAAGAGGCGCTGCGCGTAAACAAGAGGCACGACTACTTCACAAGCTCACTTCCGTTCGCACAGAAAGGAACAGCCGTAAGCCTCGCAATCGGAGGCACGGCACCCGTCATACAGACAGGAAGCAGCGTGCAATGGGAAGCACAAGTAGCACCCTTCAACCAGGGAACCCTCCTGTCAGACGCAGCTGGCGCAGTAACAGGACCAGTGGGAACAGCAGGAGGCGCGGACCTGGACTACGTAAGCGGCCTATCGGCCGACCTGAGCACAGCAACCGCCGCAACAATCAACGCAATACGCCTGGCGTTTCAGACGCAGCGATTGCTCGAAAGAGACGCAAGAGGAGGAAGCCGATATGTCGAACAAATTCTCAGCCATTTTGGCGTCCGTTCGCCGGACTATCGACTGCAGAGGCCGGAGTACCTGGGGGGTAGCAAAATCCCCGTCACCGTCAATCCAATTGCGCAAACTGCAGCATACGACGCAGAACCAGACCCAAGTGAACCAAGCCCACTTGGAAACCTCGGCGCAGAAATGCACGCCTCAGGAAACAAAAGAACCTTCACATACAGTGCAACAGAACACGGGTACATCATCGGACTGGCAACCGTAAGAGCCACGCCGACCTACCAGCAAGGAACCCGAAGGCACTGGAGCAGAGCGACACGCCTGGACTATTACTTCCCGGTGTTTTCACACCTGGGAGAACAGGCAGTCGCAACAAAGGAGATCTACACAACCGCGGCCGGCACCTACGCCAACAGCACCTGGGGTTACCAGGAAAGGCACGCAGAATACAGATACACGCCGAACGAAATCACAGGAGTACTGCGAAGCACCGCGGCACAGCCGCTTGATTGGTGGCACTACGCAGAAGAGTTCGGCTCAGAACCGGCATTGAACAATGCCTTCATTCAAGACAAGACACAGGAGACGCTCGCAAGATCGCTCGCAGTGGCGCCCAACCAGCAATGGAGCGCACAAATAATCATGGACATCCTGCATGACAGCCAGGTGGCGCGACTGATGCCCGCGTACGCAGTACCGGGACTCATCGACCACTTCTAATGGGCGGGTTTGGCAAAAGAGGCAGTTGGAAAGCGAAGGGAATCCGCTGCCTCGAACTAGCCCGCAAAGCAAAGAAACAAGGGAAAACAGCTGAAGTAAAGCAACGCGTCAGCGACGCCAAATATTGCTTCAGGAGGGCACGTGGACGATGAACAACTGTGGGCCTTGTACTTCGGTGGAATAGCCCACATGCAACAACACCCCGGTTTCACAAAGCCGGGGACACCTCACAAGAGCATCACCGAGTGCGGAATGGCCGCAGACCAGATGCTGAAAGAACACAGGAGACGATGGCAATGCCAGTCGGATACGCAATCGGAGCAATAGGAGGGAGCCTCCTGGGTGGAATATTCGGAGGCTCAGCGCAAAGCAGCGCAAACAAGACAAACATACGCCTCAACAAGGAGAACAGAGACTTTCAGGAACGAATGTCAAACACCAGTTGGCAAAGAGGGACAAAAGACATGTTGGCAGCGGGACTGAACCCCATGCTGGCCTTCAGCCAGGGGGGCGCCAACACGCCAAGCACAAGCGCCGCAACCGTAGACGCAGTAACCGCGCCATCGGAAGCAATACACAGCGCAGCAAACAAAGCGTTAATCGCCCTCCAAGCAAAACAAATGGAAGCGAACATCGGCCTCACACAAACCCAACAAAGCAAGACAGCGATAGAGGCACAAGGCCAGGCGCTGAATAACGTCATCCTGGGACAGGATGCCAGCGCCCAAAGCCTGAGATACCGAATGGAAGGACAAAACCTGGTCCCGCAAAAACTCAGAAAGGAAATAGAAAAGCTCATCGCAGACGCGCAGCTGACGCACCAGCAAGAAGAACAAATGCAAAAAGCCATGCCGTTCTTCGTCAGCCTGGCGAAATCAAACGCGAAACTCGCCGAGAACAAAATCCCAGAAGCCGAGGCAGACGCAAAGCTGTGGCAGAGCCTAGAAGCCTACGCAACAAGCAACGGCTGGGGCGCAGGAATGATCAGTAAAGCACTCCTGCTCATAAAATCACTGTTGAGGTAACCATGAAGATCAAGCACAACTACAAACGAAACAAAGAACGCGCGATCACGCGCGACAGCACCCCGACCATGACAGACCAGGCGGGGGCCCGGGACACGGACATCAACGTGATCGTGGGACAATTCCTCACGACTGGACGTGTCCCAGGATCAGCAAAGGAGCCCATCTATGAAGACTTCAGCCAACTCCCGAAAGACCTTCGAGGCTTCATCGAAATGGGACGCGCGCTCGATACCCACCGAAAAGAACTGCCCGAACAACTCCGGGGGATTCCCGTCGAAAGACTGGTGGGACTCACAAGGGACCAGATCAACGCCATCCTGGCGCCGAAAAAAGAGGAAGGAAAAGAGGTGACACAATGAACATCTACGCCGTACGAGATCGACTGATCGACTACTACATGCACCCGTTCGCCGGCAACAACGACAAGGACGTCCTGGCCGCGATCGCCGCGGCCATCAACCGGGAGGGCAACCTGGACGCGATCGCCCAGGCGCCCCACTACTTCGAGGTATGGCGAATCGGGAAGGTCAACGACGATGGACACGTAGAAAGCAGCAGAGAGCTCCTAGGAGGCTGTGAGGGCCTCGTTCGGCCCAAGAAGGCAGCCGAGCTCCACGAATACGCTGCGGGCCCCAGGGGGGCCAATGGGAAAGACCTAAACCAGAAGGAAGCTGCCCAGGCAGCGAGTGTCACCTAGACCAGTTACATCAAGTAAGGAACTGGTCTAAAACGGAGTCTCAAAACGTGAGACCGGTCACGCAGCAGGTGCCGATCGGGACGCAAGCTACCGATGACCTTTCACCCGTTGTTGTTCCGGAGAGAATGAAATATGGCGGACTCGATCCAGTCGTCGTCACCGCTCGTCGTGTTGGATCTGGACAAGGAGCTGCTCAGTCAGTGCCTAGTCGAAATTCTGCAACTCGCGCGGGCACTGCAAAGACAGCCTCAAGAACACGTGCGCCAGCTGGGCGCCCAGGTGTCCTTGCGGGCGGCATATCACTTGATCCATTCATCCGAGACATCCTGCGACTCGCAACTACGCGACCTAGCCCTGCACGCCAGCCAACTCGCGCAACAGCTCCTTCTTTCGCGCCAGTCACGGGACAACCTCTTGCATTCGCACAGCCCCTGAAGGTGCCTACGCGCACCAAGACCGACGAATGCGAGTGCGACAAGCCGAAGAAGAAAAGCAAACCGCGCCAGCCACGCACGGAATGTTGGACTGGCACCTACACACAGCGCGGCAAAGGCATCAGCTACCGCCGGCGCGAACAAGTTCCTTGCACCTAAAACCCGGAGAGTTCCCATGCCTATGATCCTTCGCAAGCCGTCGATCGCTGCGACCGCGCAGAACGACAACATCCTCGCAGGCAGCGCGTTCGAGTTCGCTCGAGCTCGCGGCGTCATGTCGGGCGGCATCGGCTGCGCCGCCACCGGCCTGATCGCCAATGTCACCTGCGGCGCTGACGTGGTGGCGGAAGCGTTCGACGTGCCGATCCTGCCGGCCGGCCAGGACTACCCGATCCTGCCCGACAACATGTACTTCACCGATGTGGTGGAGTTCATGGACCGCATCACCATTCCGGTGCGCAACACCACTGGCGGCGCGCTGGTCGCGAAGCTGGTCGTGCAGCTGAGCACGGGCGGCTGATGGGCGCGCCAATCGGCCCGGTTCAAGGCCCGCCGCTTGGCTTCCTGGGTGCGCTCGACCTCAAGTCGGTCGGGCGCACGCCGGACGCAGTGGAGGGAACCTACCAACCCACCATCGAAATGATGGAGCAGCTGCTGCTGCAGCGGAAGCGTGTGGCCTACGCGACGCGCGAGATCGACCCGAACAC